CTAGGGTTAAACAACATTAGAATTTGTTCTAGTATTTGTAATTTTTGATCTGTATTAGAACTCCAAATATCCACATTAACTGTAAGGGTATATGGTGTAGGCATTAGTCTTTCAACTGTATAGTTTTTGCCTTCTTTGTTTAGGTATTCGTTACCATCGGTGTCATATGCTTGTTCACGTATGTTAACTTTATTAATATAACTTGAGTCAGCAAGTCTTGCTGTATCCATTGCTAATCCAGTAATATACACAGCCATACGAGGCGCACTTGGTATTTTGTTTTCACTATTGTCTCGGATAATATTTGCAACTTGACGTGTAAGATCGCCGTACATAACAGGTATTTCAGTTAGGTTACCTTTGCCGTCTTTGTAACTAAAGTTACTCATGAGGCGTACCATTTGTGTTATGTAGCGTCTTATTTGACCGTCATAAAAGTGTTGCATTAGTTGTTATCCGTACTTGGTGCTACAGTTACAGCATTTCTATAATAAAATGATTTAGGTGAAATTGCAATACGCAAAGGCCCGTCAACTTTTTGTTCTGGTTGCGGAGGTCCAACTGTTGAAATGTGTTCTCTAGCATTAACAGCATCAATAGTTATTTGTTTCATGTCGTCCCATTCATTCGCATATATTGGCCAACCTTCAGCATGTGTATATCCTAACTCATCTTTTTTAGGATTCTTAGTGTTTATTACTAATTCTATACCAATTTCTTCTTTGATGTCATTAATTTTAAATCTTTTGCCGCCTATAGTATACTCAAATGATACGCCTGTAGGGAATTCAGGATCAACTGATCTTAGTAAGTATATTTTTTCTTTTTCTTGAAAATTAGGATTTAGTTTCAATCCTTTCCAAACACTGTCCTCCATAGTATTCATTATCAGTCTATGTAAATTTAATACATTTTGCATGGCTTCTTTTTCTTCATCACTGGCTTGGAATGTATCAGGCTTACCGTTATCTGTTGAAGTTGTAGTAGATGTTGAATCAATTTTATCTGCTTCCGCATCACCAACTACACCCCAACTTTTGTATATTTCTTGCGGCTTTGCTTTTTTAGCTGCTGCTTGTACTTTAGCATCAAAGTTGGGCATAGTAGTTAATGACTTTGGTACATTTCTTATAGTGATTTTTTTACCACTTGAAAATGTAACAGCAATAATTACTCTCTCACCCGATTCAGCTACTACAGTTTTTAAATCATTCCATCTCATTGTAAATCCTCCCAGTCAAATTCTTCAATATCTCCTGAATTGTCATCTGTTTTCGGAGAGTCATTTTTAGGCTTTTTTAAATTTTCTGCTTCTTCTTCTTCGTCGGCTATACGTTGAGCTTCAGCCTCAGCTTCGATTCTTTCTTTTTCTAGTTTCTCAGCAGCAATACGAGCTTGTTCTGCTTCTTTTTCTAATCTATCAACTTCTGCTTGCTGACGTTCACGTTCGGCTTTTGCGTCAGCTTCGTCTTTTGCTTTCTTAGCTTCTGCTGCTTTACGTTCTGCTTCAATAGCATCAAGTCTTTTTTGTTCTTCCGCATCTGCAATACGTTTAGCTTCTGCAGCAGCATCTGCTTTTTCTTTAGCTTCTTTTGCTGCTTTTTCGTCTGCAATACGTTGAGCTTCTTCAGCTTCTTTGTCTGCTTTTTCTTGGGCTAATCTATTACGTTCTTTTGCTTCCTGAGCATCTAATGCAGATTGAATATCTGTTCTAAACTTTGACCCAATTGCTTTTTCAAACGCAGGATTTCCGTCTAAGAATTTTAAAGCACCTGCTAAATCGTTGTTGTCAAGGAAGTTTCCAAATGTAGTCTTTTCTGTACCAAACTTATCGCCAGTTGTTTTTCCACCGTCGCCATCTTTAGTACCGGTTGTAGTTGTGCCATCTTTAGTACCGGTTGTAGTTGTGCCATCTTTAGTACCGGTTGTAGCTGTGCCACCAATTGTAGCTGAGCCATCTTTAGTACCATTTTTAGTACCTATAACTTTATTACCTGATCCAAATTCTCCCTGCCCAGATGCTAGCCAACACTTCTTAATTTTAGCTGCAACTGCTGGATCTGGAAATTGCTGTAAATATCTTTTTATATTATGTTCTAATCTTTTCCAGCTGTCTCCGTAAAACATTTTAAATGATTCGGCGCTCATATTTTTTTGTTTGTTTTTTAATCGGATAATTCCAGCACATAATTCGTCACCGGGTTGAGCATTTTCAACAATCTTTAAATCTTTATATCTCATTATTCATCTGCCTTTGGTCTTAATGCTTTAGATAGGCTTTGTCTTTCAGTAACACTTTCACCTGCAATAGTATTTGTTGTAGTGTTATTTATAAATGTACCTTTTTGATGTGTACGTGTGTTAGTACCAGTTAGTGTCATACGTACATTGTCTTCTTGTTTAACCCAACGTGCTCCATCAAATCTAAATAATCTGTTTGGTGAAAAATCTGTACGTAAGAAATAATCTCCAGTTGTATTGTCAACAGGAAATGATATTCCGTGACCAAACTGTTCACCGTTAGTAGGTATACCATCACCTAACAAGTATCCGTTGTACCCTGACTTAACAGGACTTTGCATAGTATCGGGTATATCGTCTCCGTCTGTGTCTACTAATTGTGTATTTCCATTTTCGTCAAGTTGTAAACTATAGTAATGACTAGTATCATAACCTGCTTTTGGTGCATCAGCTTCGGCTTGTGCAACTACAGCATTATTAATTTGCATTTCTTTGTCATATGTGCTTAACAAACTACGTAATGTATCGCCACCACTAGCACCTTCTTCTGCAGGTAAATCAAGTATTTCTTTAAATTCTTGTGAGTCTACTATTTGTTTTAATTTTAATCTATATAGATGTGGATACCAAGTTTGTGAAAATCCTTCTGCAGCTCTGTTAACATCTTCAACTACGTAAAAACGTTTAAGTGCAAATGATAAATCGTTAAGTGCATACTCGTCTTTTAAGTGTGGTAATTCTACTACATCACCTGCCATAACTTTTCTACCAAGTGTCTTTACACTACTATTAATATGTATTGTCAAAAATAGTGTATCATTACTTAAAAATAATCCAAATTGACTAAGATTAAAGTCTATATCTTGTACATTATAAATGCCACGCATTGTATAAACATCAGGATCATACTTTCGATCTCTGTTTTCTAAAAATAACAAGTCTTGTATGTTAGTTTCTTTAACAGCATCATACTGTGGCTGATCAGCTGTTGCATCAGCATCGCTAGGATTTTCAGCACCTAGGAACTTGTGGATATTGATATCCGTGCCACCAACCGTAAACATTTCATAAACTTGCTTGTCTATGAAACTATAATCGTTACCGCGTTGTGGCTTATATAAACTTAATCTTGGCATATACATATTTATCGTTAGTAAGCCAATACGATAAATACTATTGGAGACTTAAACTATGGCAATACAAAAGCAAGAAATATTTGATTACGTACACGCAATGCTAGGTGGAGGCATGGTCGATGTTGAGCTTGATCCTATTCACTATGAAACAGCATTAAAAAAAGCACTTACACGTTTTAGGCAACGTAGCGATAATAGTGTAGAAGAATCGTATTTCTTCATGCCAACAGTTATAGATCAAAACGAATATACTCTTCCAAATGAAATAGTTGAAGTTAGAAAATTATTTCGTAGAAGTGTTGGCGCAAGAAGCGGCGGCGGTGATGGCGGAAGTATATTTGAACCGTTTAACTTAGCATACACAAATGCATACTTGTTGTCAAGTTCAAACATGGGCGGATTAGCAACTTATGATATGTTTAGTCAGTACCAGGAATTAGTTGGAAGAATGTTTGGTTCATTTATCGAATTTAAATGGAATACACAGACTAAAAAACTTACCTTATTACAGCGTCCACGAGCAGAAGAAACATTACTATTGTATTGTTACAACTATCGTCCAGATGATCAGTTAATGAACGATTACTTAACACAGCAATGGATTAAAGATTATACACTTGCTGCGTGTAAGTATATGCTAGGCGAAGCAAGAGAAAAATTTGCTACTATTGCAGGGCCACAAGGCGGAACTAGTTTAAACGGTCAAAGTCTAAAAGCAGAAGCACAAAGCGAAATGGACAAACTTGAAGAAGAAGTTAAAACACAAGTTGCCGGCGGAGCAGGATACAGTTTCTTAATTGGCTAAAAATCCCCGAAGTTAACGCTAACGATTTTGGTTCCTTGTAAATACAATATAACAAGGAGGTCCCATAATGTGTTCACCCGAAGTACGTAAAGAAGCCAACCGTTTAAATTGGATTATCAAAGGTAAACTAATTGATATATCCTGGAGCGACATAGAAGTCGAAAAAACCTACCATTCATATTTTAAAAGACTTTGGGGAAATAAC